TTAGTAGAGAGAGTTAGAGCATTAGCATAATGGAACCTAAAATGTTTGACCACGACCAAATTTCTCTACCAGAAATTTCAGCAAAAACCACTAACGGTGTTCGTCTGTATGAAACACCAGAGGGCAACAAGTATCCATCCATCACCACTGTTCTATCAGTCCGTAACAAGCAAGGACTGTTCGAGTGGCGTAAGCGTGTTGGTGAGGATGTCGCAAATCACATTGCAAGAACTGCTGCTGCAAGAGGTACGAAGGTTCATGCTATGTGTGAAGACTACCTCAACAATGTACACCTTGACTGGCCTAATAAGTGGGAGAAGCATAAGAAACACTTTCTTCCTATGTGTTTATTTAACCAGCTCAAAGAAAAGGCTCTTTGTCATATAAATAATATATATGCTCAAGAGTGCGGGCTGTATAGTGATAAATATAAAATTGCTGGTCGAGCAGATTGTATTGCGAACTATAAGGGAAAGCTGTCAATTATTGACTTCAAGACCTCAACAAGAGAACGCACAGACGATTGGAATGAGAACTACTATATCCAAGGTTCGGCATATGCAGAAATGTTTGGTGAGAGAACAGGCATAAGGGTTACTCAAGTGGTAATTCTTGTTGTCACTGAAGATGGAACTGTGCAAGAGTTTGTAAAAGAGAAATATGACTATCTTCCTTTGCTCATCGAAACTATCGCAGAATGGAGAAAGAAAAATGAAGTATTTATTAGCGGTGATAATAATCGCCTTCCTAGTATACTCCCCTAATGCTGCATCAGCAAAAGAGGTTACCATATGGTCAAAGGGTTCTACAGTTGTAACAATTACTATTTGTAAAGATGAAGAGACAATTCTAAAAATAGTAAAGGCCGACACAATAAGTGAAGAGGAAGTTCTTGCAAGAATGTATGCTCTTACAAGTTTAAAATATTGTATAAATTTGCCTATGCCTCTACCGTTTTATGTCAAGGCTCTTCTTGTAGAATACAAAGATTTTAGACAAATAGATAGTGTAGTGTTGTCTATAGCAAAAATAAATGAACCAGATAAACATATTGGATTTGTTCTTGCTGCTGGAAAATACCAAGAAGACAAAGGTATTTGAAAAAAGGTATTGACAAATACATTCCCATATGGTATAAATAAGATACAGTTTGATGAAACAGATCGAACGACAGACTGGACTTGGGGGCAGTACCCAACGCCTCCACCATGAGAACAGAAATGAAACATTTAAAAGACACAGGTTACACATACTTCGGACACATGTTTAGAGCTTTTAGTGTATCCTTTGTTTTAATCATTCACGGGATTTTTCCTTGGGTTTGGGAAACGAAAGCAAGTGAATTGCTCTGTTCTGATGATGGGGGCGAAACAGGATCGACAGGTGTTAAATAGAGAAGTGGAGAACTGTGGATTGACCACCTTATAGGTCATAAACTATACGCAAACGATAATTTTGCACCCATGGCTCTTGCTGCGTAAGCAGTAAGTGTTCGGAGTTTCGGTAGGTTTCTTGGCAACAGAATAACCTACCACCTTATTTAAGTGACGGCAACCTATTGCTATATCGACACTTAATGAGTTTGGTAGTTCTCTTTATAGGACTAAAAACTACCACTTACTATACTTTCTTCGGGTGATGCCGTAATACATCCGTGGGGGGTCACGGTTAACTCCCCAACTTATAATTTTAGAATGGAGACAATATGCCACTGAATACACCAAAGACATTTTGTATGAAGATTGAAAATATTGTGAAGGAGAAGAGAATAACCCACATGGATGCCGTCCTTTGGTATTGTAAAAAAGAAGGACTAGAACTAGAAGGCATCAATTCCCTAGTTTCAAAAGCACTAAAAGAGAAGATTGAAGCTGACGCAAGAGAATTGAATTTTTTACCTCGTCAAGCAAAATTACCTATATAAGTGCTTGACATATTCAATGAACTGTAGTATTATAATATTATGTTAACTGTCGTGCATGACGGCAGCAACCCTTGTAATGGAGACTTCAAATGGAAGTAACAGTACACTTAGATGGTGACCCCGCAATCCGTGAAGAAGGTTTCTTCGCCTCTCAGGTAGGTGGACTTCTTGATCGTGTTCGTGGTCTAGAATTCGATAATGCCGAGTTGGTGAAAACCAATGAGGAACTAGGTGAACGAGTTCAGAAACTCGCAACTCAACGCCCGTCAGGGTTTCGTCCACGCCGCAACAATAAGCGGTAATTAATGTGTGCCGGTGTAGCTCAACGGTAGAGCAATTGCTTTGTAAGCAATAGGTTGTGAGTTCGATTCTTACCACCGGCACCATTTTTTATGGAGCAGTCATGTTCAGTAGAATGAAAAGATGGTTAGAGAAATATACAGAAAGTAAATCTGCTTCAATTCCAAAATATTTAGGTGGTAAGAAATCTGGAGCAGAGTTGAATAATATGAGAAGAGAAAAACAAGCAAAACATGAGGATTTGTTGAAGTGATGGATGTTACATTAGTTGATAGCATGGGAAGTGATTTGTCAGTGGTGAATGCTGCTCGTGTTTCTTTTGCAAAGGTGCATGATAATTTTGATAATGATAAAGACACTAAACTGATTAACTATCTTGCAAAGCATAATCACTGGAGTCCCTTTGGTCATGCATCTTTACAGTTTCATATCAAAGCTCCCATATTTGTTGCAAGGCAGTTGGTCAAGCATCAGATTGGCCTAACATGGAATGAGGTGTCAAGGCGATATGTGGACGATGAGCCAACTTTTTATTATCCCCTTATTTGGAGAGGTAAAGCAGATGACAAGAAGCAGGGGTCGTCGAGTGTAGAGATTGATATCAATCCTGCTGGTTCTAGTGGTCCTGCTATGGTGGATGCATACAAACAAGCAATGCAGAAATGTAAGTGGACATATGAGGAGTTGCTAAGAAAGGGTGTGTGTCCAGAACAGGCTCGTATGGTCCTTCCACAGTCAATGAATACCGAATGGTATTGGAGTGGTACACTGTACGCATTTGCCCGTGTATGTAATCTACGATGTAAACCAGATGCACAGGTAGAGACACAGATGGTTGCTGACCAGATTGATAAGTTGTCAGCTGACACCTTTCCTGTGAGTTGGGAAGCACTACGGTCATGAGTAAAGCTGTTGTCATGGGAAACGGTGAGTCTAGGTCTTGGTGCAACCCAAATACTAAATGGGTTGATGCTAGGACATGGGGATGTAATGCCGTTTACCGTGACGCAGCACCAGACAATCTTGTTGCTATGGACTACGGTATGCAACAAGAGATATATGATTCGGGTTATGAGGGTAAATGTTATTTCTCAAACTGGAGTGTTGTTCCAGCAGAAGTTGCTGATATGATGCTCATGGGATTTGATATACCAGATAACTTTATTCATAGGAGTAAGAACAAAACTGACCAGTGTGTGATATCTGGCAAAGACCCTGCAACGGTTCATGAGTCTATTGAGTATATGATAAAGATGCATCCAAGTTTAGACATGGATGATCTCAAACTCAAGATGGAAAAGGATATTGGAATCTGGATTACCTATGTAAATGAGAATGACAACATAGTGGATGTTGGTAATCCTAATCTATCAACTGGCAGTATGGCTTTACTGTGTGCATGTCATGAACAGAATGCAGAAGAGATTTATATGTTAGGATTTGATTTGAGTACATACGATGAGACAATCAATAACATATATAAAGGGACAGACAACTATTTGCCTGCCTCTGCGAAAGGGTTCAATCCTGTAAATTGGATGAACCAAATGGCTGAACTTTTTGACAAGTATAAGGATAGAACTTTTTATTGGGTAGATTGCAAAGTACAAGGCACTAACAGTTGGCATGGTTCAACAGTGCAAGACTACCATCTCAATGTAAAGTGCTTGTCAAAAGAAGAGTTCTGTAAAGAACTATCATTGAACGATTATATATAAAGGAGTATTGACATTTCTACTACATCATGATACATTTAAACATACTTAAACATACGAAATATATTTACACATAAGGAGACTACAATGTCATTAGCTGCAATGAAGAAGCAGAATAGTTTGGATTCACTATTGGGTGCTGCCCAGAAAGAATCTGCCCCCCTAGAGAAGAAGTCTTACGTTGATGAACGTCTTTGGAAACCTACGATGGATAAGACCGGCAATGGTTATGCTGTCATTCGTTTCCTGCCCGCACCAACGGGTGAAGACCTTCCTTGGGTTAAACTTTGGAACCACGCTTTCCAAGGGCCAACTGGTCAATGGTTTATTGAGAACTCATTGACTACGCTTGGTAATAATGATCCTGTGTCGGAGTATAACTCTAAACTCTGGAACTCTGGTATTGAGTCTGATAAGGAGATTGCTCGTAAGCAGAAGCGTAAGTTGCAATATTACTCAAACATCTATGTGGTGAGTGATGCATCAAATCCTCAGAACGAGGGTAAGGTCTTCCTCTATCGTTATGGTAAGAAGATTTTCGACAAGGTGATGGAAGCAATGCAGCCTCCGTTTCCTGATACAGACCCTATCAACCCATTTGATTTTTGGGAAGGTGCGAACTTCAAGTTGAAGCTTCGTAAGGTAGATGGATACTGGAACTATGATCTCTCATCCTTTGATGGTGCATCTGCATTGTCTGATGATGAGGACAAGTTGGAGAGCGTTTGGGGGAGTGAACATTCTCTCTCAGAGTTCACCGCACCATCTAACTTTAAGACTTATGATGAGTTGAAGACTCGTCTTGATATGGTCCTGTCTGGTGTAACCAAGACAAGCACAGTAGAAACTCTCATGGAAGATGAACCTACTGCACCTGTTAAGGTAAACACTAAACCAAAACCAGCACCGACTGTTTCGGCAGATGATGGTGATGACGCTATGTCATACTTTGAGAAGTTGGCTGAAGGGTAAACTAATCTGGTTTACTATAAACCCCTCACTGAGAAATTGGTGAGGGGTTTTCTTTTAGTGAACACCGGCAATTGCCTTCCCCGCACGTCCTCCCGCCGACGGGTCTTCTAACACTTTACCATGTTCAAGAACAGTCTGGTTCTGTTTGTTTTCAACTTTAGAGTTGTCGGTGACGATCATCGGTGCCGGTGCCGGAGTATTTTGTTTTGCAGCGTTTTCTTTAATCTCGTTTGCAGCCTTACCATCAGATTTTTCGTCGTCAGAAGTTTTTTCCATTTTAGCTTCAGAAGTTTGTTCCATTTTAGCTTCAATGAGTTTTTCTGGAGCAGGAGCATTAAGACTAGCGTTAATTTTCTGCAATCGCTCTTGGTCGGCTTTTAATTTTTCTGCTGCTTCTTTTTCTTCATCTTTTGCTACTTGTAGCGCCTCTCTTGCTTCTATAATATCATTTTGAGAAAGACCAGCGCCGCTCTTTTGTATTTTATCAAATCCACCCTTCGCTTTGGCTTCTGCTTCAAATTTTTCCAGTTCAAGCTTGGCTTCCTTTAGGTCTTTTCCTTTTTCGAGGGCTTCCTTTCGTGTGTCTTTCATATCATCTGTGAGGTCTTTACGTTCCTCTTGTTGTTCTTCCACTGACAGGTCTTTAACAGCCCTCTTACCAAATATTTTGTCGCCCAAGGTATCCCCAATTATATCTCTAGCAATATTCTGTATACCTGACATTATATCTTGAATAACAGTTGATATACTTTTAGTCAGTCCATCGAAAACACCTGATATTTTATCAACTATGGATTTGAAAAAACCCTTTACTACATCTTTTAACATAGACATCCCACCTTGTCCCTCTTTTGCCTGCATTCCAAACATACCCAAAACAAATTCAATTATTGTATCAATATTATCTTTTACTGCTTTCAATATATTTGCACCAAGACTCAATATATGATCTTTAACCGCAGCGAGATCGCCGTCTAACAAAGATGATATAACATTGATTATATCGTCAAACATGGCTTTGAAGTTACTAAATGCCGTCTCTAATCCTTTCAATAGTATGTCAAATCCACCACCCTCTCTTGTCATAAATTCTTCAAAAAAATCGTATATTGGTTCGATAACTTTATCGTATAGATCTGTGAGAACGCCAAAAAGTTTATCTTTCACATCTTTCAAAATTGGAAGAACATTTTCGTCAAAGTACTTCCTTATCTTGTCAATAGCCACAAAAAATTTGTCCTTCAATACTACTAAAATTGGAAAAATTTCTTCAAAGAAGAAGTCAATGAAATCGAAGAGAGCTTTTTTAAGTATTTTAAATACTGGACTGTTTAAGAGGAGTGCTAACGCTGGAATTGCAATTGCCAACAAAATACCAACAAACCCCTTCAACATTTTGAAAAACACACCAAAGGTCTTCATAAATCCACCGGGTTTTTTCCCCTCTTCAGGCTCTTTAGGTTTTTCTGATGGAGCAGGACCAACATCTGGGTCATCGTCTTTAAAACGAGCAAACATGGCTTGGTTTTGTGCTACCTCTAAAGTTTCCCTTTGTATATCCACCAATTGTTGAACTGTACCAATCAATTTTTCAATAGAGTTTGAACCAGAGTTACGAGTTAATTGACCTTCATTTTTTAATCTTCCAATAATACCAGAAAACCCTTGTGACATTTGCATCTCAGACATGATTATTTTTCCTTACCTTCTGTGGTTTTTTGATAAGCATTCTTAGCATAAAATGCTGCAACAATAGCAGCAACTGATACAAAGTATGTTGGTGCCATCGAACCTAATGTTTTGCCTGCCTCTGTTAGTCCAATCCACATAGATATTACCACTGCAAATGGGTATAATAACATACCGGCTAATGCAAACCAAGCCATTTGTCTCTGTGCATCCTCTTTCTTATCTTCATTATCTAACCGCATCATTCTCGCATCCATAGTAAGTTCTTCATCAGTCACAACACCATCACCATCCAAATCATATTTTGAAAATTTACTATCAGGTTCAAGTGTTTTTTGTGACATCTTTATCTCCTAGCAGCTTGCCGTCTTTCTTTTTCTTCTTCCTCCTTCAAATGATTCATTAATAAACCGATATATATTTCCCTCTCCCACGGTATCATTTCTTCTAACTCTGTCAAACTATATTTATGATGATGCATCAGTGCAAAATTAAGTTCATAGTAAGACTTGAGTGATGTGTGAGAAAGGGCTATGAAAAAAAACTCTCCATTCCTTGTAAGACAACCTCACTTGTCACTTCTGTTTTTGGGTTCTTGATCTCTACCACATGAGTTAATTTAGGCATAGTGTTGAAAAACTCTCCTATTTTTTCAAACACCTCTGTAGATAGACTATCAACAAACTCATCTAACTCTTTATTCGTAACATCAATCATACTGTGAATAGTGTCGCCATCATGAATCTCATGAATGCAAACCTTCAATAATTTCATTATATTATTCAGTGTTTCAGCTTCATCCACACTTTTGATATCACCAACTGTTGGGTGTCGCATAATTATTTTAATGCTATCATTTACCCCTATCACATTATTGTGATCATCTTCAACTTGAACATCAATAACATCCAAGTTTATTGTAACAGGGACTCTGGTTTCTTCATCGTCAGGACACAGAATACTAAGTTCAACAGTTTCTCCAACAGATTTGCAACGAATCTTTAAAAACAAATATTCAAAATCAAATATTGGCATAGTTTTTATATCAACACTATTGAAAGTGCATCCACCAACAATGTCTGATAGCATGTTATAGGTGTCTTCTTTATTTTCGGCCTCTTGTGCCAGCATCAAGATTTTTTGTTCTCTGACTAGAAAGGGTCTGTATTTAACAACTTGTTGGTTAGATGGTAGTTCTAGTTGATAGCTTGGTGTATCAATTTTTGGTAACGCCATAATTTTATATCCTTCATAATAATTTTCAAAACAGTTTTCTTAAAACTGATGGTACATTTGCTGTAATAGCTCTTTCGACGGTATTTGTAGCCGTGTCAACTAATTTCTCTCCAAGACTCTGACCTCCTCCATCTAACATCAGGTTTTTCCATTCTCTGAATGACCATGCTACATTGGTCTTTGTAATTTCTGTATTTGGACCATATGCAAGACTTAAACCAGTAATAATTTTTGGAAAACACTCTATTAATTGCAGACCAAAAGTTTTTCTGTTATTCATGTCCAACAAATGAATGTTCAAAGTTCCAACATATTCATTATAATATGCTACATCATATGTATCATTGCTAAATGCTAATTCTTGCCATTTTTCAAGCATCATTCTTTCATCTAACCCATTGGGTGATTGAATAGTCATTGTCACCTCATCAGCATATAGTGGACCTGTAACCAGTTCTCTTGTTGGGCCGTATAATTGGTCAGCTGATTTGGGTTGAGTATTTACACTTCTACCAGGCATCAGGACAGCCTCTGCTGCCAGTGAAATGCTTCTAAAGTCATGGGTAGCAAGTTTACCGGGTGGTGGTAGAATTTGAACCTCATATTGGTTTGGTCTACCATATGCATTTTCTTCATGAAACAATGATAATATATCATTCAATGCACCAAATGCGAGAGCGTCTGTAAAAGAACCGATTGCTGTTACCATTTTCTTATCCTAATATCTTTTTGCCGTGTCTAGGTATGCAGCTTGGGCAGACCCTTTTTGGAATCTTTGTACTGGTAATAGTGCTGCAACGATTAATTCTTCTGATGTGATGGCACGAAAATCAGATTTAACATATCCAGTTAGATAATGTTTTACAATTGCTTTTGCCATTGGTATTCTTTTTAGTTGTGAATAATCAGTAATTAATCTTGGACCCTTCCCTGACTGCGCTGCAACATTTAAACTACCTCCTCCGTCTACAATTTTATCTAGAAGTCTTATTCTCATTTGGATTGGTAGATAGTGAAAATTTAGTCCCATGAAACCACCAGCAGCTGGTCCAATGGGAAGAACTAATGGAAAAGTATCATAGTATGGTAGTGTTTTTTTATGCTTTGGGGAATATATAAACATATTGAGTGTTCCAAAGTTCACACCCTTTGTTCTTCTGCCATCTCGTAACAACTGCTGTGGTCCCGGCTTTCCAAATTCTTGTATCTTTTCTCGAAACCAATTAACGGATTTTACTCCACTATCTCCCGATTCTGCTTTTGCAGAGTCTAATACGCTTTGAATAAATTTACTTTGTGCCATGTAATTATTTATAACGAATACCTAAATCATCCTCTGTCAGTATTTTAAATTCCATACCATTGTTGTTACACCATTCTGTGGCATACTTCCACTTGGCACTATTCACACCCCAAGCCTTTATCTCATTGAGATAACTTTTTGTTTTTCTTTGTGGTTCTTTTGGGGGTTTTGTTTGTTTCTTGGGTTTGACTTCAATGACAAGTTTTTTGATGGTGCCATCGTGTTGTTTTATTTTACAATAGAAGTCTGGAAAATAACGATGTATTCTACCATCCCAAGGAGACTTGTATGGAACAACTATTTCTTCACTACCCCACTCAATCACAGATACAGTTCTGTCACAGTAAACCATAAACTTACGCTCCCATAGAGAACGATAGATTACGTTGTGAACATTTCCTCTATATTTTGAGGGGTTGTCCGGTTTATATTGTCCTTTGTATGCCATGATGATGTATAAATAGTTATGATTATAAGGATTATTTAGACATGGCTGTACCCTCATTTATTGCATTAAGAAACAAAGCTCAATCTGGTCTCGCTGGTCTTGTTACAGGGGCAGCTAAATCAGCACTGGGATTGAACAGGTCAGCAGGACTTAGATTTTCAGATACTGGAGGTAGCAAACCCAGTGCGGATACAAATCTATTATTCCAATATCCATTAGACCTTGGGTCTACAGGCAACAATCATTTCATTTCATTTTTTGTGAGAGAAAGAAAGGCTGCAAAGGTTACTCAAAGCAACAAAAAAGATGCTGCCGAGGTAGCGAAAAGTTTAGATGCTGGGGCTGACAATTTTGATGCGATTCAACTACCCGAAGACGAATCTCGCCAACTGGCTGCCCAGATTAAATCTAATGCTAAAAGGGCGCAAGGGAAAAAACATGACGGCAAATCCCTAACTCAAAAACTTTCACCTACAGTTAAAACAAAAAACTCAGTTGCTCTATATTTCCCACCTACAGTTACTCAATCATATGAAGTAAAATATGGTGAAACAGAGATGGGGGTCGGAGCAGTTGTGGGCGCAGATATTATCGCAGGATTTACTGGATTTGATACTAATAACATGAAAAAAGCTG